GATCTGGTAAATATTGTTGAGCCCAACCCATGTCCGTGTTGAAGTCAAGGTAGTTTGTTGATAGTGTTTGTGCTGTTGCAGCTGGAACACTATTTAGGCTTCCGCCTGGAGTAATTGCCATAATTGTAAATTTTTAATTATTTTTTAAATTTATTGTTTTTAATTTTAAACTTAAAATCAGGTCCATCATTATCTAAAGCTCTAACCCTTAATCCACTAGTGTTTACATTCTCACTATAAGCTTGCCTAGGATCCATGTTTACGTTTTTAGATTTAGCGATACTTTCTTTTAGAGCATCTACTTTACCTTGTTCGTAAAAATGATTGGCAACCTGATCTGGGTTCATAGCAGTAAAAAGTCCTTTGTGATAACCCGCAGCATCTTCCATTGTATTTTCTTTAGTCAAAAACTTTTTGATAAAGTTGTTAATGTCGCTTTGAGTTTCTTTAACCTTAGCACCGTCTTTTACGTTAAACCTAAACTTTTTCTCTCCAATGTTATATTCAAAACCTTTGAATTTATCATTAAATAGGTTGTCGGTTTTACTTTCAAACGCATCTTTCTGTTGGTTGTAGATCTCACGGTTTTTCTCTGATTCCTCGTTATGTGTGTTGAAGTATTCAATTGCTTCTTGTTGCTCAGTCGTGAGCTTCACTCCGCTTTTGATATCTTCGTAGTATTTGGATTTTACACTCTCCAAGTGTAGCTTTGCTTGAGCAACTTGCTCCTTCATAGCTAATTTTTTTCTTCGTATTTCTCTATCTTCATCCATATCTTCATCATAAGAGAATGTGTCTTCCATAACAAATTCAATTTCATCTTGTGATAAGTGTGGTTTAGTAGATTTATAGTATTCTGTTAATAAAGTGTGGTTGTCTAGTTCTGAAAAATCTTGGTTAAGAGTAACATAGTCAGTTAGATCTCCACCAGTCTCTTCCATAAAGAACATTAGTTTCTGAATGTCTTCTGGTAACGCTTGGCCAGTTTGTTCTGACTGCGCGATAGCTTGCTCTACTACTTGCGCTACTTCTTCTACTTCTTGAACTTCGTTTGTTATTTCTTCAACAACCGGTATTTCTGTAGTTTCTTCTACTGGTATTTCAACAACTTCTTCAGCAATAGCTATTGGCTCCTCTGTTTTTTCAACAGTCTCTTCCACTGGTTTACTTAAGTCAACTTTAGTAACCGTTGGTTCTATCACCTCCGCTTGTTTTTTCATTTTAGCTTTAACCTTAGTAACGTTTCCTTTTGTTTCGTTACCATCTGGTTGTTTTTCTGTCTTTACCTTTACTTTAATTTTGCCAGTATCGTCATTTGCGATTGGCTCTTCTTTTTTTGTTGCCATAATATAATATAATAATAGTTAATAATTTTACTTAGGACCAAAGCTTGACATATCAATACCTCCCATAACATCGTTACCTGACGACTCAAAGTTTTTAGGTGGTTTACCATTATTTCTTTGATCAATCATTTCGCTTTGTTGGGTTGCTTGTATTTTCGTTCTTTTGTCCTTGCGATCTTCTTTTTCTGTTTCACCTTTGGTTTTTTGCCCTGATTCAGCACCAGCTAATTGCATGTTGTATTGGAACTCTTGTTCCATCAATTGCATTTTTATTTGGGCCTCTTGGTTTAATTTTTCAATACCAAATCTGGATTTTGCTTCTTCTATAGATATAGCTGTTTGAGCTACTTGTTGTTGTTTTTGCATCTCAAGTTCAGCAGAAGCTTGTTGCTGTTGTATGTTTGCTTGAGACTGAGCCTGCATGTTTTCTTGTTGCATTTTCTGATCTCTAGCCATCTTTTTCTTTCTCCTAATCTTCAACAGTTGATTAGCTAGTTTAATGTTCTTTATTTCCCTAAGGTCAATAGCATCTTCTAACTCTATGTTCTGTTGCCCTAGTGCTACTTGGATATTGTTCTCTAACATTGCTCTCTCCTCTTCGTCTGGAGTTAACTCTATAAATATCCCAAAATCATACAAATGTAAATCTGCCATTTCAGTTAAAGTGGCAACGTTGTGAGCTCCTATCGCTTGAACAAAAGCATCTTTTGTTGGAGAATATTCAATGATATCAGATATTCTAAGTGACAAGCACTCCGCTACCTCACTCGTCAAAAACAATCCACCCTGCAGTATATGTCTAGTTGCGGTGTTTGAATTTGCGGCCGCCATCTTTTGTACACCCACTAATGATTTTGGATCTGGGTTAGCAGCGTCTCTAGCCTCATTAAGACCAGTCACATCTCTAATCATCTGTAGGTAGTAATTATAGTTACCTATAAGCGCTTGTAATTTACCCCCACCAGCACCACTTGTAATTTCTTGTATTGGTATTTTCCCTGGATTCATATCACCGTCAGAAGTAAAACTTCTCCCAATAACAGATCCCGTCTGGAAGAACATGTTTAAAGCTTCTTGTGGGTTGTAGTTTGTACCGTTACCTAAATCGATCTCAGCTAAACCATCAGCATCTAGATAAACACCGTCTGGTGTCATTCTCGACATTATTTGTTGCAATTTTAAATGAGTCAGTTGAATCATATCGGCAAAGCCAGTAATTCTTTTAACTAGAGAGTCGATACGACCTTCATACATCCTTGGAGCACAAATAGCGTAGTTCATTTTCACCTTGGTGAAATCACTTTTTGGACGCATCATATTTTTAGACATCTCCCACTTCAAAAGCTTTTTAGTCCCTAGCACTAAAGCGCCTTCATATAAAGTCTCCATTTTTCTAGACTCTCTACTAAAGTTTTCATTTTCTTGTGGAGCAAAAGTGTCATCTTTTTCAATAGCTTTTTCAGCTCCAGAAGCGCTTTCTTTTAACTTGTAAACCTCGTTCATATAGGTTTTGTAATTAAAATAAAGTACATCTATTTTGTTTTTGTCAACTTCACCCTCTCTATGTCGCTTGTTATTTCTACTGCTAACACCACTCGATTTTTGTATTTCCTCTAAATCTTCAGTTGTAAGATGTGGGAACTGCTTTATAAGCTCGTTTATTGGTATTGTTTTAATTTCACCAACATAGTATATGTCTTCAAAATATGGAGAATCAGTATGTGAATAAACTAGCTTTGCTGGATCAACGTAGTCAATAGTAACACCCTCAGAAGTATTAAAAGAGGTTTTTACCGCACCTATACCTAAAACAGTAAGATCGTGATAAAACCTCTTCTTCGTTAATTCATATTTATTTCCTTCAAACAAAACATTTAACGCTTGCTCTTCAGCTATTTCTACAGCCTGCTTATAACTAAGTTGCATGTGTAGGTCTAGTTCTTCTTGTGTCTCCGGTAACATTGAAGGGGGATTTTTAAACAAATCCATGCCAAAGTTTTCTTTAACAAAATCTTTCAACTCCTTCGACCTCATATCCTCCATAATAGCGTTCATGTACTCAGTACGTTTACTAACTCCAAATGGGTCTTGAGAATATGCTTTTATATCATAAGTTCTCTCAGCAATACCGTTAACAACAATATCCACGAACTTAGATATAATTGGTACAGGTTTCCAATCTAAATTAAGGTAAGACAAGTCACCATTTATAGATAATTCGTCTTTATACTTTTGAATTGATTGCTCTCCCCTAGCGTATAATCTAAGATTGTGAAAATCATTTCTACCGTTAGTATACCTACTCTGACTGTTCGTTTCGTCAAACCACTCCCCTTCTATAGCTTGAGCAACCTTAAGCCCATACTCGTAGCTTATCTTTTCTGCATCGCTAACTACTTGACTTGGAAAATTCCTCATATTATTCTTTAATTATTTTAGACATACCACCCGTATTTGAATACCTAGACATGTGTACATTTAATTTTGGTTTTTCTATCTTTGCGTTTGGCGCATATAGGTGTCTGTTGTTAGCCATTATTGCTAAACCAGAACTTATCGACGCATCGTGCTTTGTTCTTTTGTTTATATCGAACTTACTCCAATCATTCAATAGCTCATTGAAATATAAATCTCCAAACGTTCCATCTTGCTTCATTCCAACGTGATCTTGTATATACATTTCAATTGCCGCGGCGTGCGCTTGTTTAATATCTTCGCTTGAATTGGGTATTCCACCAACTTCTTTTTCTGCTACAGACAACTTGTTCCATATTTTATCAGGTCTGTTCATACTAAAACCTCTATATCCTCTTCGTCTTAAATAATATAATAGACGAGGTTTATTGTTCTCTGCTAATATTGGCATCCCGTAAAAAACTAAAGCCATTAAAACATCCTCAAAGAACATCTCTGCTGTTGGTGGCCTTGACAAGTATTCTAAAAAGAAACTGTTTGCCGGTGCGTCTTCCATGCTAAATCTGGTTAAGCCGTGTAAAGCTCCTTTAGATCCAACTCCATCTACTGTTCCTGATATATCGTAACTATCACAACCAAAAGCACCCATGTGCTCGTTACCAGGCCATTTAACACCGTTTTTTATTATAACCTTGTTTTGTATCTGTGTTGGTGGTACCCAGCTTACTTTAAATCTACCTTTTTTATCTGGATAAAATATAACCTGACTATCTTTTACACCATTAACCCACTGAAAATTACCTTGAGTTATACCTAGTGTTCTAGACATTTCCTCGTTGTAATCTATTTGCTCGTATAATTTAACTAAGTTAAATATACTATTTTTTGTTTCATCTCTAAACGCATGCTCTGTAGTTCTAGGAAACTGACGGTAAAATTCATTTAAAGCGTCTTGATCTCCTTTTAAACCATCAGCTTCATTCTGCCAGTTTTCTACAACACCTATATCTATTAACTCTCCTTGTGGGTCGAAGACATCATGGTCCGGATTATCAAAGACTGGAATTCCGTGTTGGTCAATGAATCCTTCATAATTCCATTCCATTGGAATAAAAAGAGAGTATAAACCAGACGCTGTTTGTCCATTACGATTTCTTTTCGTGACGTCTGAAGCATTGTATAATTTTTTAAAGTTCTCACCTCCTTTGTCTAAAGAGTTTGACGTTGATCCCATCATACACTTACCTATAATTCTACTACCTAGTCTAAGGCATGTCTTTGTAACTCTCCAGTTGTTTAAGATATTGTCTGGTCTTTCCCACTTACCACTTTCATCGTGCACTAGTAGTTTTAGTTTTTCACCATCATAACTGTTATCACCAGTATTCTTCCAGTCTATGGTTGTATCAAGACCTTCTATTTCTTCAAGCTTTTCGTTTGTTGTAATTTTTTTTCTAGTAAACTTAGACGCAGGTACTCTATAGGCGAGTTCGGACTTAGGCCGATCCATACCATCTTGAATAGGACTAAAGAAAAACGGGTAGTTAATTGATATAGGCACAATCTTGTCGGTAAACATTTTCTTAGCATCAGCTCCTGTTTTAGATAATACACCAAACCTTGAATCTGTTGAAATCGTAGCTTGATTAACTGTCTCAGCAGAGGACATAAAAGAAAATCCAGATCTTCTGTTTTTAAGATAACACATACCGTAGCATCTCTTATCCGCTTTGCACGCTTCCCAGAATATATAGAATAATCTATTAGCTTCTCTAAAGTCTGGCGCACCTACATCAATTTTACTCCATTGCAGGTACATGTAATGAGTACCAGTAATATAGGTATCCGTCCCATTATTATTAAACCAAAAACCTTCATCTCTTCGTTTAAATTCCTCGTCAATATAGTCGTGCCATTGTTCTTTGTTTTCTTCTGGATAAGCTTTCCAGTCAAATATACTTTTAAGTCTTGATAGTTCTTTAGGATATTCAAATTGTTTCCATTTTTTTTCTTTGTTGCTATACACACTACCTGCTTTTGGCAATGCTATTTTAAAATTCTGTATCTCGTATATCTCACCTATCTGACCAGACTTGCTTAAAACTACAATGTCATGTTCTTTATTGTAACCATATACCCATTTCTTACCTTTATTAAGTCTACTTATAGTAGTTCTCTTAATAGGTTCAACAACCTTATATAAGCTTTGCTCGTACATTACTTAGATCTTCCTTCTGCAAAACCTTTAAATGCTTTCTTCTCTACTTCTTTAGGTTTGTTGTTCAACAAGTCTTCTTCCTCTTGTATTCTGTTTAGTATTTCAAACGCATCAAATATAGCTAGTTTCTTTGTTGCTGCTGCATTCTTTAACTTATCAGCTGTTAGATCATCATCTGAATCTACAATAGCTTCTTTAGCAACTTTAATAAGTTCTTCTACAGCTTTATGTCCAGCTTGGATTATACTCTTCTTCGTTTCCTTGATATTCATATTTAATTGTAATAAAATTTGATAATACTCTATACAGTTTCTCACCGTCTATAATAAACTCATACTCTGAGCTAGGTCTAAAACCAACTAAATCACCTTCACTTACTGTGCCGTCAGTATATTTCACAATACCAACTAAAGGTTTTTCTTTATCTAAACTTAGTTTATCTGTAGATTTAACTGGTTTCACAAAACAATAACCTTTTTGAGGTATCCAAGTTTTATCTTTTTTATACAAAAATATTTGATCACTTGCTATTAAATAAGTATCTTGATCAAAGTAACTTCTACTATTCTTTTCAACACCGTGTTGGTTATTCCATTTTCTAAACACATTGTGATGAACTATAACTTTATTTCCAACCTGTATATCAGTATCACCAATTGTTGGTAGAGACTTTACAACTGCTTCTCTACTTACATATTGATGGCTATATATTTCAGTGTTAACTATTAGTTCTTTATCACCTACCTTCTTTGTGTTATTGTATCTAGAATTTACAGGTGCTACAACAAAGTTGTAAACACTTTTCATTAGTATTGTAAATTGTATTCTATTGCAACAGACATGTTCTTATTAAAATCTTTCCAAGGTAGTACATCTTTACCTTTTTTAATGTAAACACTAAACTTATCGTCTTCTTCGATTATATCACAGATGGTATGCCCACCGTAGACCTCTTGGCCTACGGCATAGTGCATAGCCTCGTTCTTATAGTCTCGACCTATACTAATCTTTCGTATCAGCTTCGACATCTTCTCTCACAGTTATTGTTCCATCTTGTATGTTTACATCTACTTTTCCATAAGCTTCTTCTAACTCACCCTGAAGTTTCATTAGATCAGTTCTCATTAGAGATAGATCATGAAGCACCATATGTTTCTGTGTTTCAATTTGACCAACTCTAGTAGTTGCACCATTCATTGAGCTTACAATTTCTTGTAAAGATTTTAATTCGTCTTCTGTTACTTTTAATACTTCTTCTTTTTTAGCCATTTTATTTAATTTAAGTTAATTTAATTTATAGAGTAATTTCTAACGCCTCTATTTGCGTTTTTTGTTCTGCAGTTAATGCGTTTACAAATGCGCTGTGTTGCATCTTAAGAGCTAAGTGTCTTTCGTTTCTACCTAACGTAGCAGTTTGCTCGTCAGTAGGATTAGCTTCTGTTCTTAAAGATACTACTATAGCGTAAGAGTCCATTGAAGCTGGTACATCTGCCGCGTAATCGTGTTCTACCATTTTTTTTGTTTTTAATTGTTATTATATAATTACTTGTTTTCTAGCTGTTTTACT